ATGTAATCATTTTATCCACCTTTATAATTGATGATAGTTTTAATAAGTTTAATAAATCTTTATCTTATGCCCTATTATCCACAAATAGGACACATTGTAAAGTATTATTATGCATTTATATCTTGCATATAATATTGGGTTACAGCCGTGCTGTAAAAATTAGTTACCGTCAACAACCTAGTGCCTTTATTAAAGTAATAAACCTTTACAGCATTCGGGAATTCAATCTCTTTGATTGGTTTTGAGTTTGCCACTATCAAATCAAAAACTTCTTTATGTATCTCAATATAATTTTCCATTTTTATCACTCCTTAATCAATAATGTTTTTAACAATTTCGTGCCAGTTTACTTGCTGTAAAAAGTCCTCAACCGCTGAAATTGCAAAGTAATTATTTTCATCAATCCCATATAGTGCAAACTCTAACACGGTTTCTTGCATACTTTCCGCCAGTTCATCAAGATTATAGTCGTAATCCTCGAATAGTTCTAAATAGTAATCACTATCAACCAATTCTAAATTTACTTTCCATGTATTGTAATTAGTCCAACCGTTATAATCACTCATTTTATTACTCTCTCTTTTTGTTTGATTGATGGGCGTATCTTAGCACGCCCCTTGTTAGTTGTTTAAGCTTCTTTTAAAGCTATTGATTGTAACGCTACCCCGTAGGCCACGCATTCCGTATTTAAACCCGTTTTAGCGTTATATGTTGACTGGCTAATTAAGTCATACAATTCAAAACCTTTTAGCCCTGTTAGCAGTGAGATAGTTGCTAGTGTTTGTGCGTTCGGTTTAATTTCCCCATTCAACATAAAGTCATAAATAAGCTGTAGCGATTGTTCGTGGTTTAAGTTTGTGTATGTTGTCATGATTGTTACCCCTTTATTTGATTGTTGGGTGTAGCTTACCACACCCTTTTTATTTTATCAAGTTTAAAGTCCATAATATTCGTGGTGTTCCATTCCGTGGACGTCCTTAAAAAATTGCAAAACTTCTTTGTAGCTATCATCCACTTCGTACATTTTCCATAAATAATCATCGTTCCAAATACTTTCGGCAAACCTTTCTAGTTTTGCATAATTGTATTTGGCTTTCTTTTGTGCTTGTTTAATGTGGCTATCGTGTTTAATGGTTCTCATGACTGTGTCTCTCTATAAGTGATTAATTAGTGCCTTGTTTCTTGGCTTGGTTGTATTATGCCCAGAACTTAAAAAGGATTGCAACCCCTAATAGCAAATTAATTTAAAACTATTTTACAAGGAATAACGATAAAGCCTTTAATTATAAGGGTTGGAGTCCTATAAATTAATTTAAGTAAATAATTGAATAAATGTATTGATATTGCTAAAGCTGCCGGAGTGATAATAGCTGCTAAAGCTGCCGGATTGATATTGCAACTGCTGCCGGATTAATTAATTAAACGTGCGTCGTGTGTACGTGTAGCAAAGGGTGTGCCAATAATCGATTTCTAGAGAACTATTTTTTTTAATAGCAATACCTAGGTAAAACATTAAAACCGCTTAAAGGGGCTAATTTGGACGTTTTAGAGCTATATGCGTAAATATGCTAACTGCTAGAGCTACCGTTATGATTTGATACTAGGTATAAGTGCGTAATGTAAAGTGCGAGAGCTGCCGTTGATTATATAGGTGGACCGTATTACTTTGTAACACTGGGTAATAATACGTACTATAATTTGCAATTGTTTTGTTGGGAATTGTTATCATTTAGGAATGTATGTTATTTGAGAAGTGTTGTTATTTAGGAATTGTATAGATAATTAGGTATAATCTAACTAGGTATGTATTTTTTTAGTTATTATAGGAGGGATTATATAGGTGGTAATAATACGTACTTAAAAGTGCGAGAGCTGCCGTTATATTTACTACTATATATTGGGGTTGATTAGTGAGAATACACTAGATATGGTGGGTTATAGTAAGGTACTACTATATATTGGGGTTGATTTCGTGGGATATACTATAGGATTACATGCAAGAATCGTGCCAACTTTGCAAAAAGCCTCCGGCTAATCACTATGCGGAGCATTGTGGCTCACAATAAAGGCTATCGGCTAATCACTATAAGGACTGTATAACCCTGTGGATTTCCTGTGGGTATACCTGTTAGTATCCTGTGGATTTCCTGTGGATAGTCTGAGTCGACTTTCGAGGGGTACGGGGGAACTCGTGGGATTTCGTGTATGAGATACCCACTGAGATTTTTTAGATATTTTTTGGAATCCCGTTGTGTTACGGGGTAAGTATATCTAGATAGGGGGAGTAGGAGGTGGTTAATCCTCCAGTATTCGTTTATAACCATCAGTTACCTTTAAGATTCTGAACTAAACACAGGCTTAAAGACTCCTGATGTGAACTAAACTGAGGCTTAAAGTATACCTTATATAAATATAGTGTATAAAGTTAAGGTAGTTGTTGTAGTTGTTAGTCCTAAAGTAAACTCAATGTAAACTAAAGTAAACTCGATGTAAACTTAAAGGTATTACTACCTCTATATTTACCTCTATATCTAAGTTAAAAGTCCCTTCTTCTTTCTAATAATGTCCATTCTTTTAAAGTGACAGTATAATAGGCTTCTAGGACTACTACTATTTAAATGCTTTTAGACGAGATAAACTAGGTTTACCTTTACTTTGTTTACCTAGCTGATTACTTCTAAATATATTAGCTCTACGCTTCAGTTCATCTTCTACTTGACGTTTCTTATATACATTTAAAGCATCATCTGAGTTCTGCTTAAGTATCCCATACTCATTCCAAAACTGAACCCCTAGGGTTATAGCATCTAATCTATCATCGTGGACTAGAGACCCTCTCTCGTTCGTTAGGTGAGTCATTTGATACAGCATACTATAGTATATATTCTTAGGTTCACTAAGACCATACTCAATATCTCTCTTAAGTGCACTATAGTCTATTACAAGTCTATGTTGGTTCATAAGAGGTTCAAGAGAGTCGATAATACGTCTTTCTTTTTGTAGGTGGTTACGTATCTCTTCTATAGCAACAGGATAGATAGCAGTAAGTACAGGTTGTAGTAAACTACTAAACATTCCATCCCCAAAGTTACTTTCTATTACTATCTTATTTACTTTATACTCTTTAGCTATCTCAGCTAGTTTGATAAGTGTAGGTTCATCATACCCACCATTAATCCCTCCAAACTCAGGTACAAAGACTTTACCTAGTAGGTGATTAACAACAGCATAACCCATCTCATCTTTACCTCGACCACTAGGGTCAATGGCTAATACAGAGCCTTCATAGTTACCATAAGCTTCTTGGACAGATGGTCGTTGTAGTGTGTCACCTGTAAAGCCTACATTAGGTAACTCACCAATAGTATCTGTATTCTGTGATGACCATATAAGCCTCGTAGGAGCTTCTGTAGGGCTTAAATCAGTTACTATAAGGTCTTTGGTCTTCAGAGGATATTTCTCAGCGTCAGAGAGCGTTGTATCAAGCATAAACTGTAGTTTAAAACCACTTCTACCATAACTTAGTTCACGTTGATATAAGTCTTCTTCAGTAAATCGACTATCAATAGACTTATTAACTAACTTACTATCCTTAGCCATATCCTCAATAATGTACTCAGCTAAACAGCCTTGATAACTATCTACATTATCTGGGTATCTAGCAGGGTATATACGAGTAACATAGCCCTTATCTCTTAGTCTATTGTATATCGACTCAGATGTTTGAGGTGTACCTAGTACAAGTATCTGAGCTGACTCTGTAGTTTGTAGGATAGCTTCATATTCAGCTACCTGTTGTAGTAAGTCTTGTCTTCTTTTCTCAGTAGCAGAGTTCTGTTGTCCTTCTACGTCATCTGAGATTAGTAATGAGGCACGATTACCCTGTAGCTGTGATGTGATACCCAATGCTTTAACAGAAGGCTGTACAGATACATCACAACCATTTACATCGAAGGCTACAACTGAGCTTCGTTGGTCAGGTCTAGGTTTTAAATGCTCTAGTAGTTCCATTGTATCAATAAGTTTACGTATAAAGATACTAATGTTGTCTGAGTGACTACCTGACTGTGATACAATGAGTATCTTCTCGTTAGGGTCACGTAATAATCTCCAGGCTACATAAGCACCTGTAATCCAAGTCTTACCTATACCACGTAATGCCTCTAGCTGACTTCGTTTGTGACCTTCTTGTAGGTAATCAGCTATGTAGTATTGCATACGTGTAGGCTTTGGTAGCCTTAGGTGTTTCCATGTAGTTGTTAGGAACACTTTAAAATCTTTAATATTGTGTTCTATTTCTTGTTGTGTCATCCTTTCTCCTTTTAAAGAACTCTTTAGAGAGCCACCACGCCCTTAACACCATCTTAGATAGGTTATGGTAGTAGTAGCTCTAAAAAAGCTCTCAGTGAGCTTGTGAGGCGTTCTCAAGCATATCTTCAACAGAGAAGGTATCCTCTTGTTTTGCCTCAGCTGCAATTTTCTTAATAGACTCAGTTAAACTCATCATAGATTCTGACTCTACAATATCAGCTGTAATATCATTGTCCTTTAAGAACTTGATAGCATGGGCTAATATTTTAGGGTCATCTAAATTGTAGGATAGCTGCTCAGCAACCATCCCATGTAGTGAGTTTAATTGGTCTAAGGAAGCCTTTGGTTTAGCCATAGTTATTCCTTATTAGTTTCTTCAACTAAGTTTAGTTGTTGTAATACACCTGTGAAAGTATCTGTAATACTGACACGCCCCATAGGTATGCTGACGTTTATATCGCCTCTTTGAGCATTAGTTAAAGCACCCGTAACTGGACCACCAATAGTATATCGGAAGTCGTTAGTAAAGTTTTCACCTGTAAGTAAACCAGAAGCCGTATCTACACCTACTATTAAAGAAGAAGTAAATGAGTTGTACAATAAAGCATCTTTAATCAAAGAACCTTCGTCCTCTGTGTACTGTTGCTTATCCTCTTCTCGTAGAGCATCTTTCATAGCTAAGATACCTGCCCACATACCTACGTTAGTTGCAAAACCAATAGCCTGTTTAGCATCTGCTTCCTGAATACCTCTCACAAGCATACGCTCATAAGACTCAATAGGGAAACGTAAGAACTTAGCAAATACACGAGGTACAATACCAGACCCTTCCATATTAGTCATAAACTTAGGCAGTGTGATACCACTAGGGTGTAAGATAGTTCTTTCAACAGTAGTCAATGCACCTGCTGTAAGTTCTCTATCTAAGTCTCCCCAGGTCTTTCTATCCATATTCCCAATACGACCATCAGGCTGTACCTTTAATGTGTCTCTAATACGTGATAAGTCAGATGGGTCAAAGCCCATATCTTCAATACGTTTCATATCAGCCGAACTAATCTTTTTAGCAACAGACATTCTAGCTAAGAAGTCTACATATAAAGCAGTAGTAGTCATTCTTAACATATCTGTAGTAGGTAGTAATCCACCAAAGATAGCTTCTTTCTGAACAACACCTGAACCAAACGCCTCAAACCTATCTATATCAAATATACTATTCTCAACATCATAGCGATTAGCCTTCATGTTGAAGTGAGCATCACCATAAGAAACTAGTAACTCAATTGTGTTTTTATCACTAGGAAGACCATTCTTATACAGGTTATAAATGTCTCGTGGTCTACCAATTAAGTTATTTAGTGTACGACTTAAACCAAACTCTTTAGCAATAGAAGCTACCTCTGTAATAGTAGGGATAGCAAATGCCATTGTATGTAAAGCACTTGTCGCTGTACTCACACCTTTAATAGCTCTTGTAAAGGGGTCATAAGGGTTCTTAGATACTTCACGTATACCTAATATAGTTTGTGTTACAACACGTAAGTTGTCTATATCGTTTTGATTTGCCCCATCATTCTTGATTAACTGGTCAAACATAGACTCAAGCTGTTCGTTATTATCTACGCCTAACTTCTCTTTAAGAGCTAGTCTACCATGCATACCTACACCATATAAAGAAGTAGTATTAACAAGGTCATCACTCAACAAGTGGGCAATGTCATCATCAAATACATCAATAGTACGTTGCTTCTCAGCAGAAGTAGTAGTCTGTCTTGGCATACCAAGTGAAGTTGTTACAGCTTTACGTCTTGCTTCACCACTAATTGTTTCATCTACAGCTGTTCTAGCCAATGCTCTAAACTCTTCAATATCAAGAGTAGAAGGTGTTTTACCTACATAGTTAGCTTTAGCAACCTGAGCAGCTACTAAGTCTTCAATTGCTCTATCACGCCCATAGTCTTTTAGTTTATTAACATCATAGACTCGTTTGATATATCCTTGCTTAAATGTGCCTCTAAGACTTTCAAGGTCTAAGTTAGTAGCTCTATTCTGAACATACTCATAATACTTTAGGTGTTCTTTAGCTGCTTCGTTAACAAACTTATTGTTGCTAAACCCAACATACTCTACAGAACCATCTCTCTTACGAGCAATCTCTAAACGTTCTTCATAAGAAGCGGTAGCTGGCATATCTTTAAATCTAGTACGCTCGATAGCCCCTGTCATCTTATAAGATACATTAGATACCTCTAGTCTAAACTCTTCAATACCTTTAGTATACCCTTCTTTCTTAGCTTCTGAGTACAAGTTGATAATAGCTTTGTGCATCCTATCAAGCTTCATGTCATCCATTTGCTTAATTGTCCAAGCTGTCATATTATTAATACGACCTTGATACACAGTACCACTATGAAGTAAACTAGCAAAACCTGCTACAGCCCTAATAGGACTATTTAAAAGCTTAGTAATAGGAGAAATCATTAACTTTCTAGCCCACTCAGGAAGCTGTTTAAAAGTATTAGATTGTGTTAGGTCGTTTACCTTCCCAATATCATCTAATTCTTTAGCTAGTTTGTCGATGTAGTTCTTCTTGACTTTCTTAATACCACGTAAGTTCTCGATATTAAAATCATCAGCCTTCATTTTAGCTAAATCACCTTCAAGAAAGCCTTTACGTTCTAAAAGTTTTTGTAATCCTTGTGGAGTAGCATCTACTTTTAGCTGTTTAAGCTTTTCTGTCAAAGGAGCAGTAGTACGGAAGTCAATCACATCATCTTTAGCAGGAGTAACCTTAAGTTCTTTTTCCTGTTTGACTAAATCAGAATAACTTTTCTTGTTGTTATTAACTTCTTTTACTATTTGGTCATATTTAGCTGTAGTATCTTTTACCTGAGTCTGAAGTTCTTTTTCTTGTCTAACATAATCAGTAAGAATCTTATCTGCTTCAGTAGGTTGTTTATTAATAACTGTTTCAGCTCTAACTACTTTAGCGTTTACAGTACCTAATTCTTTTTGGTAAGAAGCTAGTCTAGTCTCAAGTTCTTTTACTTTAGCTAGTGACTTCTCATCAAACTTACCTTCAAACTTAGCAAGTTGGTTTTGAACTTTAGTGATATTACCTTTAATAGGTGTAGCTTGTTTCTTTAAGCCTTTAATTATTTCAGTCTGTTCAGTAACAACTCTAATAGATTTAGCGGTTGACTCAACTTTCCTAGTAATAGCTTTAAGGTTATCAGTTACACCTTTAAGTACAGTACCTTGTTGATTACGTACAGCTAAAGAATCTTTCCATGTTTGCTTAGCTGTACCTTTCTCTACCTTTAAAGTTTCTTTAGCAGAACGGTTGATAGCTTTAATGTTTTCTACAAAACCACGTTCTGTTTGCTTTAACTCTGCTTCAGTCGCTTTAGTTTCTTTTAAAACAGCATCAAGTTCATCAATAGCTTTATTAACATAGTCTACTTCGTTTTGCTGTTCTCTTATTTGAATTACTTTAGCATCCTCAGGGGTAATCTGATTACCCTTTGAGTCAGTTGTGTAATTAAGAGAGGGTTGTGATTGCCCTTTAGAA